GACAGATACTCCCGATACAGCACCTGGATGTACTGCCGCACGCCGAGCGCGGCACGGATGAGCGGCACGAGCTCGCGGTTCACGTTGTCGATCTTGATTTTGGTCGACGGCGGTTGCCCTTCCCTCTGCTCGGGATAATCGGCCGTGAACGGACAAGCGAGAAACGTCACCATCGCGCCGGCATCACGCGGCGCGCCTGGCTCGATCCCGAAAATCATATCGTCGCCGACATTGGCGACGACGCGCGCCGGCTCCGCAAACGACACTTGCCAGATCTCGAGCGTGTAAAAGACGCGTGCGCTCGGCGGACAGGAGGCGTAGGCCTCCAGCAGCGCTTCATTGTGTGTCGGCATGATTAGAATGCACTCTTAATCTCGATCAGAGCATTACCGCTGTGACCCGAAGCGGAAATCCAGCATCATGATGGGTCCGGACTGCCCCTATGAGCCCGAGAACACGCGCACAAAAAAGTACCGCCTTGATCATGGTATCGGAATCAGTAACCCGACGGTGGTGCTGAGCGATTGCTCATGACCTTTGCTGAAAGAGTAGCTGTAGGCTGGCTCCAGAAACCAGCCATACCTTCGGTCCGCGGTTGGCCAGAACATGAAGTCGAGGGCGAACTGTGCGCCAGTCTGGGTGCCTTCCCGCGAGAACGTCCATTGCGGTCCAATGCCCACCATGAACTCTAGTTTGTCTGACAGCGTGAAAGGCTTCTTGAAAAGGAGGTCCGTGTCCCACTCGCTACGCCCGCCGTGGAACATTCGAGCAGCACCCACCTCGATTTCGAGCCAATCCTTGATGGGCGTGAACTCGACGGCGACCGACGGGCCGTAGCTGGATGTGCCCGGCAGCCCCCATTCGCCCGCGGCGCCAAGTTCGACGATGGCAGTCGGCTCCTTGTCCTGGGCTCTTGCATTCGCCGTGAATAGCAGCGGCGCAAGGATGAAAAACGACAGTTGTCGCCATGCCATGCTTCGTTCGCCCCGCTCACCGCTGCCTGTCGACGGATGCTGCGCCGCCGCTACCGGGGCGCAGGCCGACCATGTTATGGGTGCCGGGCGTCATGCGGCCGCCGGATTGAAGCTCGGACCGGGCTTGTCGGATGACTGTCGCCGCCCCTTGCAAGGCAAGTATCGCCATCACCGCGGCTACGATCACGTCGGGCCATCCTGTGCCTGTCCCAAAGACGCCCGCTGCCGCGATCAGGACCGCGAGATTACCGAGAACGTCGTTGCGCGTGCAAATCCAGGCCGAGCGCATGTTGGCGTCTCCCGTGCGGTGTTGCCACAGCAACCAAAAAGAGGCGGCATTAGCGACAAGCGCGGCAATTCCGACACCGCCCATGGTGAAGGCGTGCGGTAGCGTGCCGATGAAGGCATGCCGCGCAGTAACCCCGAGCACCCAGACCCCGAACAGCGCCATCGTCGCGCCCTTCGCGAGCGCCGCGGTCGCCCGGTAGCGCAACGCCATGCCGACCACAAAAAGGCTGATTGCGTAGTTGGCGGCGTCGCCCAGGAAGTCGACCGCATCGGCCTGCAACGCGGCTGAACCGGCAGCAAGTCCGGCGCCGATCTCGACGCTGAACATCACGGCGTTGATCGCCAATGCCCAGCACAGAACGCGCCGGTATGCGGCTTGGCGGAGCGGATCGCCGCCCGGATCTTCGTGGTGATGTCCGCAACAATGCGCGCTCATGATTCGCCTGTCGCTCGACGGCTTTACCGCCTATATTTGGACCCTGTAGTCACTACAGGGTCAAGGCATGGATGCGCTGACGATCGGGCAATTGGGCCAAGCCACAGATACGAAAATCGAGACGATCCGGTATTATGAGAAGATCGGCCTGCTGCCCAAACCACGCCGGACGACCGGCAATTATCGCAGCTATTCGGCCGAACACTTGCAGCTGCTCGGCTTCATCCGTCACGCGCGGGAACTTGGCTTCTCGATTGAGGACGTACGCGGACTCTTGAAGCTGGCCGCGCACGCTGAGAGGCCGTGCGAAGAAGTGGACGAGCTCGTGGCACGCCATCTGAAGGCGACCGAACGAAAGATCGAGGCGCTCACCCGATTGCGTCGCGAGCTGCGTGACACGCTGAACTCGTGCAGGGGCGGCCGTATCGCGGAGTGCCGTATCCTTCAGGCACTGTCTTCGCCACTGGCGACCAGACAAAAGGGCGGATAGATCGAAGCGTGAGCGATGCGCCAACCACCTGCACCTCGCGCAGCTCAAACTCGACCGCACCATAGGCCGGCTCAGTCAGATCGCTCGACAGATACTCCCGATACAGCACCTGGATGTACTGCCGAACGCCGAGCGCGGCACGGATGAGCGGCACGAGCTCGCGGTTCACGTTGTCGATCTTGATTTTGGTCGACGGCGGTTGCCCCTCGCGCTGCTCGGGATATTCGGCCGTGAACGGACAGGCGAGAAACGTCACCGTCGCGCCGGCGTCGCGCGGCGTGTTTGGCTCGATCCCGAAAGCCATATCGTCGCCGACATTGGCAACGACGCGCGCCGGCTCCGCAAACGACACTTGCCAGATTTCGAGTGTGTAGAAGACCCGCGAGCTCGGCGGACAGGAGGCGTAGGCCTCTAGCAGCGCTTCATTGTGGGTAGGCATGACAGGAATCCAGGCTTAATTTCGATTTGAGCATTACCACTCGTGACCCAACTGAGTAGCGGACGAACAGCATGTTGCGACGATCAAGCGCGCTGCGCCTCAGTTATCAGTACTACTGACCATTGATCCAAATCAAAGTGCGGCGTGATGCTTGTGAACTGTTTTCAAGGAAAGACCTCGAGCCGGGCTGAAAGAGGTCTCATGTCCAAGGATCGCTGGACCGACGATCTCGCTCTTGTCGTTCGATATGCGCTGACGACGACGCGCGCGACGGCGATTTGTCCGTTTCATGACAACGTAACCATCCGTGTCGGTGATGACGCTGCGGAAATCCACGCCTACCTCCTTGCCGCTAAAGTCATTAAAAGCGATGGCACAGCATGGGAGCCTGATCCTCTGCGCAACGAAATTATCCGCCAGCTCGACCAAGCAGCAGACGGGGTCTGTCCTGAGTGCGCAACGGTCAAGCATTAAGCAGACCGCTGCTCGAATCGAGAATACGAGAAGCGCCGAGTGGTGGGGAGACGAGCATGACACTCATCTGGCTTGGTGTGCTCCTTATTTTCGGCGGCCTGCTCCAGATGGCGTATCAGCCAATCTGGCGAGGCCGACTAAGTGGTGGAAGGCGGCTACGCTCCGGACAACCCAGCGACACGCTGGAGCCTGAAAGACCTGCCAGCGGCTTTGGAATCCAATCGATTTGACCCGGACTTGCGCTGGTCGCGCTTGGGCTGCGCTCTTGCTGGCCGGAGCTGCCATCTGATGACGCTTGCCAGAGCTCGAGCGTATTCGGCCGACGCCTCAAGCAGCGCTTCGTTGTGGGTAGGCACGGTTAGAATGCAATCTCAAGTTCGTTCTGAGCACTGCCGCCCAAAGCGGCATCTGCCGTTTCACACATTGATTTAAGTCAAACAACCGCACATTGATCCCAAGCCGCAACGGTTACGCAGATCGTGACCGACCATGGGTTTTGGGAGCTTGGGCACTTCTCGGTTGCGTACCGCGCGCTGTTTGGAGAGCCGCCATCTGAGACATTGCGGCAGCCCACTCAAGAATTGCAGCCTCGAGCAACGCTTCGTTGTGGGTAGCAATGAAAGATCACAATCAACTACAGCGATAAAACGATGCTACCTGGCACCATCACCTGCGCCTGTTCCTGCGGCATTTTGCACCTAGCGCCGCTGTGTTGGGGCGCTTAGCATCTCCGGTGCCGGGCGAGCTGAGTTTTCATCGTTATTTGTTTTAAGCCCGGGGGCGTTTGTTGTACGTATTTATTTGCAGGGTTGGATCAGACTTAGAGAAGAGCCGCCGTTTTGGCGGTTCTTCTTTGTGATAATCAGACGTCGTAAACCCGCAAGGTCATGGTGACGGCCACCGCGAGGGATCCGATCGGCCGATAGGTTGGCACGCCGGAAAACTGACAGACCTTCTCCTCGAATCTCGTGCCGAGGCGAACCTTCAGCGAAAATCGCGACGTCCCGTTGCCGAGCGTGTCCTTCACCCAGGCCACGAAAACATCGAACTCGGCCGCGGTCATCGTGATCGTCTGGCTGAAGGTCGCGACGTTGTCGCCAGGGCGCGATCGCAGCCGTGTGTTTCCACCTTCCATCTCGGTCGCCAGCGGATCGAGCGCCCGCTTAATGCCGGAGATCGAATTGAGATCCGGGACATAGTTGACTGCGGGCCACGCCGGAACTGCCATGTCATTGCCCCATGAACGGCTTGACGCCGAACTGGCTGCCGAGAATGCGTCGACCCGCGCCGGTCGACAGTGAGCTGCCCACAGCCTCGTCCACCATCTTTTTGATCGTAATCGTGACGTCACCGTTCGGTGCGCGCTTCGCGGACGGTTGTGCTTCGGAATAATTGTTAATGGTGATTCCTCCCGAAGACGCACCAACACGGGACGCGACGTCGTTCGGAATGACCTGCGAACCGCGCGGCAGATTGACGAGTTCCTTGCCGTTCTCGCCGACCCACGCCAGCCCGCCTGGCGCGCTGTCCGTGCCGTCGGCAAAGCCGGGAATGAACCCCTTGACCAGGGAGGCAAACGGGCTCAGCCCGCCGGCGGACGATGGGTTGAAAAGTGGCGTAATCAGCGAATTGATCGCGGACTTTTCCAGCGTCTTGATCAGGCTCGACAGCACGTCATTAAGGTTCTTGCCTTCGACGATCGCATCACCAAAGGCGGTCGACAGCGCCGATCCGATCTGCGCCGAGGCGCTGTTGATCCTGGACAGGCTGTCGCGTGCCTTGTCATAGGCTGCTGTCGCCGTGGCGATGCCCTGCGATGACAACAGGAAGGCCTCGCGATGCTCCTGGGTGAGCCTGATCCCGGCCGCATCGAGCGCCTGTTGCGCGGTCATGGACTGGCGCAGCTTCTCATAAGCGTCGATCTGCGCCTGCGTGACCTCGCCATTGTCGCGCATGATCGCGGTGAGTTCCTGGAACTCGGCGCGGAATTGCGCGCGCGCGGCATTGTTCTGAAACATCGCGGCCGTGTCGGCGTTCAGCGTCGCGATATGCTTGTTGACGCTGTCGATCGCGGCATCGAACTGGTCGCGGCTGTTGTCCTCGGCCTCCGGAGGCAGCTTTGACGTATCGCCACGGACAGCGGCCTGGATGTCCGTCGCCTGCTGCATCGCCTGGCGCACGGCATCCGGATTGCGCAGGCCTGCCGCGAGCTTGTCGTTGGTCGCAAAGCCCGGATCGCCCGGCAGCACCAGGCCGAGGCTGTGCGGATCCGAGTTCAGGCCGAGCGAACCCGACAACTGCGTCAGCCTCGACCAGAACGGCGACGAGCCGGCCTGCGCCAGCAGGTCCGGGATCTGCTTCAACGCATCATAGATTCCGTTCGCATAGGTGACGGCCTGCGCCAGCGTCTCGGCGATCGCGACCCAGCTTTCCTGGTAGTTGAGGCCGAGCTGTGCGAGATCATCCTGGATGGGCTTGAACTTCTCCGAGAGGACCTTTTCCGCCTCGTCGAGCCGGTTCTTCAGGTCGATCGCGTAGCCGATCTGTTCCTGCGAGATGATGTCCTGCGCGCGGATCTTGCCGGCCGTGGCCAGCATCTGGTTCAGATAGTCCGAATCCTGGCGCAGGTTGTCGGCGATCTTTGAGCCGAACGCCCTGTCCGCGATATCGAGCGCCGCCAGGCGCTGGCCGCTCTGCAGTGCCTGATTGATCAGGTCGACGACGGCGCGCAGCTGCGCCTCGGTCCCCGTCGCGCCGGCGACGCCGGCAACGCCGCTGTTGCCCCCAAAATTCCCTAAGTCCGAAAGCTTGTCGATCTCCCTCCGCAGCTCGCTGCCGCCTAGCTTGTCCTTTGAGCTCTGCGCGAAACGATCAAGCGCCTGGTTGACGTCATCGACTGAGCCATGCAGCTGCTCGACCGACTTGGTCATGCGCTGAAAGAAGTCGGTCGAGACGTTCGCGGCCGCGGCCCTGGTCGCGATCTCGTTGAACTCCTCGATCTTCTCCTTTGCGAGCTCGGTCGCATAGCCCATCAGATCGAACAGGCTTTTGACACCGACGACCGCTGCCGACAGCGGCCCGATCACGCCGAGCAGCGAACGAAACGCCAGCACGGCCGAGCCGGCCGCGCCACCCGTCGCGAGCACCGACGCGTTCATGTCAATGAACTGCTTGACAATGAATCGCGTCGCCAAGGACGTCGCATCCTTGGCGGCCGAGATGTTCTTGTTGAAATCATTCATTGTCAGTGACAACGGAATGCGGAGCGATGGGGCTGGCATCTGAAGCGTGTACTCGTAAAAGTGTGCGCTTCCGCTCTCACGGTCAAAGCGGAATTTTCTGCTCAATCAGAGCATTGCCGGTTTTGCCCCGAGCCGACATGGGGACACTCTGAGTGCCCAAGTGAAGGCGTACCGCGGATCCAGTAGCTCCATGGAATTGACGAACAGAAGTTTCCGAGCGAATTTTGATGCTGGGTATGCTATCGAGCGGTATGAGCCCGACACCCGACACAGACGAGCCCGTAGTTGAGGGGAAACCAGGCAACAAACCTGAGGATTTGACCGGACGTGCACTCCGACTACGTATTCGGCAGCAGGAGCTGCTCGCCGAACTCGGGGTCCTGGCCCTGCAGCGCACGACCTTCACCGATCTGCTCAATCACACCGCGCGGATGACGGCCGAAGGCCTGGACGCCGAATACTGCAAAATCATGGAGTACATCCCGGCAGACAATCGTTTGCTTGTTCGCGCGGGCGTCGGCTGGGGCGAAGGTGTAGTTGGCAACGCGACCGTCGGTGCCGATTTGGAGTCGCCAGCCGGCTACGCCCTCCACACTGGTAAACCCGTGATTTCCAATCATCTCGAAAACGAAGAACGATTTCGAACTCCGGAATTGTTGGTCGAACA